TTTTCAGTCATAATTTTAAACTCTAATTTACGATCATCACAAAATTCCCTCGCTGCTTTCCATTTTGCCTGATTCTTGGCGTATGTGATTGATTCATTAATTAATGTCTTTCTTGATTTTCCTTTCGTTGCTTTCGGTTCTTTAGTTTCTCTCATGGGTTTTACTTCAATTACTGATCTACGAATATTGCTATCTTTATCCTTATACTTAATAAAAAAGTCTGGAAAATATCTACGAACTTGATTTGTTGTTGGGTCTTTATATGGTATCCAAAATTCCTCTGATGCCCACTCAAGTATATTTTCATTTAAATCACAGTAGTTCATGAACTTTCTCTCCCAAAGAGACCTATAAATAATATTTTGAGAGTCTCCCTTATATTTTTTGGGATTAGAAGGCCTATATATTCCCTTATAACTCATATATAGTAATAACAACTTAAATTTATTTATTGTGTCAGAGAATAATTTATTTCCAAGAAGATCAAATATATTTAAAGGTAACATTAGAGATGTTAGAGATAGTGTTGCACGACCATCCTTAGATACTTTTTATCAAGTTATTTTTTCATTTGGTAATTTTGAAAAATGGTTAAAAGGTAGTAATATTGCTTCTAATCTTAAAAGAAATCAGGGAAGAGATTTTCAAAGAAAAATGTCTATCCTATGTACTCAAGCTGAATTGCCAGGAACAAACTATAACACTGATACTGCGATTGGTCATCATCAGGGAATTCAAGAGACTTTTCCAAACTTAAGAAACTATCCTCCATTGAATCTTGTTTTTTATTGTGATGCTGATATGGTAATTTTAGAAGTTTTAGAAACATGGATGTCATATATTAATCCAATTCAAACTAATAAAAGAGTTACAAACGCTTATTCTAGGTTTAATTACCCAGAGAACTATAAAGAAATTATTCATATCACAAAATTTGAAAGAGATACTTTTTTACCTGATAAAGCTGATAAAGAGTTTAAATCTAACCTCTCAAGTTATGAATTTGTAAACGTCTGGCCAACCAACTTAACATCGATGAGGATTGCCTATGGTGATTCAAATGTGTTAAGATGTAATGTAGAGTTTGTTTATGATAGATTTTTCACAAGATTTAATTATGAGGATCCAAATCAGGCTGTTGTTAACACACCTGAAAATATTATCAATTCAAATGATATTCAAAATATAATGACTGGTGGTATTGACAAAAATTCTTTTAAGGATAACATTAACGCTGGTATAAACGCCTTTCCATTCAAATAAATAAAACACTAAACAGATTATTATGCCTTTACCAACAATTGAAACTCCAACCTATGAGTTGAAATTACCATCATCAAATAAAAAAATTAAATATCGTCCTTTTCTTGTGAAAGAAGAAAAAATTTTAATCATAGCTTTAGAATCAAGAAATCAATCTGAAATCACAAATGCTGTGACAGACGTATTAAAGAAGTGTATCTTAACGAAAGGTGTTGATGTTGATGATCTTCCTACTTTTGACATTGAGTATGTATTTTTAAATATTCGTGCTAAATCAATTGGAGAAGACATTAAATTAACCGTGACATGCCCAGATGATAATCAAACAAAAGTTCCTGTTACGATATATGTGGACGAAATTAAAGTTCAAAGACAAAAAGGCCATAAAACTGATATTATTTTAGATGATAAGATGACTCTTCGGATGAAATATCCGTCATTGAATCAATTTATTGAAAATAATTTTGACACTGATGATACACCACAAACGGTGGTTGACAAAACTTTTAAAGTTGTAGCTGATTGCATTGATACCATTTACACTCAAGAGGATGCGTGGGATGCTAAGGATTATACGCCACAAGAGAGACTGGACTTTGTACAACAATTAAATTCAAAACAATATAAAGAGGTGGAAAAATTTTTTGAAACAATGCCAAAGCTATCTCATACAATTGAAGTTGTAAATCCAGAAACAAATCAAAAAGGAAATGTTATTTTGGAGGGTCTTGCTGATTTTTTCGGCTAAGTATTGCAAGAGAGGATCTTGAATCTTTTTATCGAATTAATTTTTCTCTCATGCAATACCATAAATACAGCTTGACGGAACTTGAAAATATGATGCCTTGGGAAAGAGATATTTACATCGCTCTTCTTCAAGACCATATTGAAAAGGAAAATTTAAAGAGACAACAAGCAGAGGGTGTCCGAAAGTATGGATGAAGAAAATAAAAAAATAGATATTGGGAGTTTCTTTGGGAGATTAGACTCAATTGAAGCAGTGGCTAACGACGCCATTTTAAAATCTGAATCTAATTTAGGAACAATTAATGAACTTGGTTCTATAATTACAAATATCTCAACGGCACTTGAAAGTTTAAAAACAGAAGTACAGGAAATTAACAATTATATTGTCATACAAAAGGATGCAGAGGAAGATAGACGTTTTGAAGAAGAGGATGCAAGACAAAAGCAGGAGATGTCTGACAGAGCATCAAGTCTTCAAGGAAAGGGAACTGGAGTTGCGGCAGGAGCAGCTGCTGGAGCAGCTGCTGGAGCATCAACTGAGGGTAATGAATTTGGAAAAGATCCAGTTAAAAAAGGTGGTTTATTTCAAGGGATCAGACAACTTGGTAATCTTTTTAATTTAGGTGGGAGTTTAATAGCATCTGGAATTGGAGCTGCTGGATCTGGACTTGGTAATGTTCTACAAACAATAAATCCATTTAATAAACTTGGTGGTGCTGGCAAAAATTTAAGTAAAGATGTTAGTGGTGCTGATGCTGGTGGCACTGGTATTGGTGGTATTTTGGAAAAAATAAATCCATTTAGTAGAAAGAAAAATGAGAAAGAAAAAGTAAAAGAAGAAATTAAGTCAGAGATAAAACAAGAATTAAATCTTAAGGGTGATGAGAAAAAGAATATTGTTACAGGTGAAAAACAAAATAAATTGATGAACTTTGTGAAACAAGGTGGTGTTGCTGGTTTCTTGGGTAGAAAAATATTCGGTAAAAAAGAAAATAAAGCTCAAGAGGTTGGTGCAACAAATCCAGAAAACGCAGGCGATAAAGATACATCATATAGTGAGTCTTTTAGTTATGAAGGAAGAATTAATCCAGAAAATCTTGAATTTATACCTGATGAAGGTTCTTTACCACCAGGCGTGCCGCTTGAAAAAGCACAACAGGATGTTTATAAAAGTAAAATTAAAATTCTCGAATTTGATTTTAGATCAAACATTAAGAAAGGAATGACTAGAGAACAAGCAATTAAGGCATATGGCCCACAAAGTAACTTGTATCGATTTAAAGAAAATTATAATAAGACTTTGGAGTATGGTGGATATGAACTTGATGTTGGAAAACATTATGATTCAGTTAAAAACTCAATGACTGTTAAGAAAAAAGGAAAAGGTCAGGACTCATCTTTAAAGGGTGAGAAGAGAGGTATTAAAGGAGTTGTTGGAGGAGTTGCAGACAGTATGACTGGTAATCTTACTGACTTTGATCGAAAAGGTGGAAAAACAGTAGGCCCCACGAGAGCTATCACAGGTATGTTAGATTTTGCAACTGCTAATATGTTTGATCTTGACAAGAGAGGTGGTTTAGATTTATTTGGTTTTGAAAAGAAAAGGAAGAAGAAAGCTGAAGAAGAAAGAAGGAGTCGTTTTGAAAACAACCCTAAAGTAGAGAAGTTTCGAGAAAGGAAGGAAGAGTTGGATCTTCGCGGTGACATGCCCTCTGATCCAAAACTGAATACATACTTTGATATGAAATCGAATAAAGCTTACATTGATGGTCAAGAGGTTGATCTTAAGACGTTCTCTGAATTTAAAAAATTGCCATATGCAGAACAATTAAAACAAAAACTAGATTTCTTCAATGAAACTTCGTCTATCGGTGGAGAATCTTCTAACTTTTCACAAAAAATAGATTTTTTGCCTGATGAAATTAGTAAGCTTGTTCCTACAGATAATGAAATGATACAAACAAATAATTTGCAATCAGTCCAATCTCCCAATTTAGGAAATAAAGGCGTTTTAGCTCAACAAGATCTTGCAAATGTAGCAGAGGTTGAAATTAAATCAACAACATCTGACATAGCATTTGTTAATCTTCAAAGATTACAAAGTTCTAAATTTAATAACATTACACATGTAAACGAATCTGAGTTGCCCTCATCAATCCGCAAGTTACTTAAAATATCATAATGGAAAACAGATACACTATTAGAAAATGCAAATTAATTCCAAATGGAGCTTCTTTAAAAGAGGAGTATGACATAGTTCGTGGTGGCCCGATTATTGATTATTATGAGAGTATTGAAAGTCCAACAATATCAATGACGGTGAGTTTTGTTGATATTGATCAGATGTTAGGTCAGGAGGGAATCACTGGTGGTGAGTTAATTGATTTGAGAGTGCAAATTAATGGTTTTGATGATTTTGAAATTAAATCAAAAAAACACAGGTTAATGTTGAATTCTGTGACAAATATGATAACTGACACAAATAAACAGTTTGCAACTTTACAATTTGTCTCTGTTGAATCAATCATCAACGAAACTTCCCGAATCAATAAAAAATTAACTGGTAATGTTTCAAATACAGTCAAAAACATATTAATTCAAGGTGAGAACACTGATAAAAAAGGAATCCAAAGTCCTAAAAAATTACATATGGACAATGCTCTCAATTCTTATTCATTCATGGGTAATTTAAAAAGACCCTTTAATATTATACAATGGTTACAACCTAAGACTCAATCATCCAAGACTAATTTTGGTTTTTTATTTTATGAATCTCATGATGGTTATCATTTTAAATCAATTGAAAATTTATTAAAACAAAAATCAATTAGATATACAAAAACAGATAAACCAATAGAGGGTGATTTTAGAATTTTAAAAAATAATTTAAATCAAACTAATGATGTTGGACTTAATTTAAGATCAGGAATGTATGCAAACAAGACGATATATATTGATATTGAAAATCAACTAAAGGAGATTGTTGATTCTACAACTGATGACTTTAAACTGCCAAAACAAAATAAATTACTCGAAGATCTTCAAAATAAACCATCTCGACTTATGCTTCGTGTAAATGATTTTGGAGTTGCACAAAAGGGTGCAAAGAAATCTGAAGTTCAACCATTAAGTGAGCTTGCCGTTTATCAAAATAAATCCTATATTAGGAATAGCCTATTATTTTCACAATCATTAAGTATATCAATTCCATTGAATCCTGATTTAAAGGTTGGTAAAATAATTGACATCAAATTACCTCTTAAAAGAAAAAATGAAACATCTGGTGGTAATGATAATAAATCAAGGACAGATTCTTTTGGAGATGAAAAAACAAATGATCCTAGTGGTAAATACTTAATTTCCGAGTTAAGGCACATGATTGGTGGTGGAAAGAGTGAAACACAATTGACATTAATTCGTGATGTCTTTACCGCTTAAATAGTAAAAAAGTAATTAATCTTATGAAATCAATCGAAGATCACATGGAACACGATAAAAAAATTATCGATGATCCACAAGCAAACCCAGCAGCAAGAAGACATGCAAAAGAGGAGTTGCATGAATTAGAGGAATATGCAGAACATCATAAAGAGGAGATCGCAGCAGGCGATCATCACGATCCAAATGCCTTAGAATTATTCTGTGACAACCATCCAGATGAGCCTGAGTGTTTAATTTATGACGATTAACTAAAATGTCATCGACTAACTTTATAGGAAGAGATCCAATGCAATGGTGGATCGGTCAAGTGACTGATCCGAAAAAAGGAAAGTGGAATGATTTATTAGAGAGAACAAAAGCGGCAGATGGTAAAGATATCTATTCACATCGATGTCGTGTTCGTATTGTGGGATATCATGGTAATGATAGTGACTTACCTGATGATGAGTTACCACTTGCACATGTTCTTTTACCACCTAATACCTCAACAATTGCTGGTCAGGGACAGACAATGCGATATCGTGGTGGAGAGGTTGTCGTTGGATTTTTTCTTGATGGTGAAGATGGTCAACAACCAATAATATTTGGAACTCTCTTTCGACAAACCTTTGTCAGAGATAAATTAAAAAACGCAGAGTTTAAATCTAAAAAACAAACTGATTTCATACCATACACTCCACCTGATTCGAGGGCAAACGCTGGTGGACATCAATTTGCGAAGGGTAACTCTCCAGTTCTTTTAGCTTTTGCTGCTGGTGAAGTGAATAAAGTAATATCTCAATTAAAAAAAGAAAATGGCACAAATCAGACAGCGACTAATTATACTGCCTGTGCAGATAATGAGATCTCAAAGATAAGTGATGCAATCAAAGATTTTACAAAACAATTAAACACATTACAAAGATTAAATACTGCTAACTCATACGTTAACCCAATCTTCGGTGGTGTTGTAGATATTCAATCAGAGATACAATTAACCACAAACAGAGTTCATAACTCAATGTCAAAATTAATTCGTCGTGGTCGTTCATGGGTAATTCAAGATACGTTAGATAAATTATCAACCACCCTAAAAGAAAAAACACAAAAACCACTGCAAGCTCCTGCTGGGAGTGCAGTGCAATTATTGATCGATACAGTTTTTTGTAATTTTGAAAAAATACAAGAAGGATTAAAAGATTACCTTTTTAAAAGTTTTGAAAATATGGTAGGACAAGTTTTAGATGTGCCGACTTGTGGTATTGAAAACTTTTTGGGTGACATGTTTGGACAAATTAATAATATCTTAGATACAAGCCTTGGTGATATGTTTAGTCAGTTGAATAATATTCAAGGTGGTGGTATTGCAACTCCAAGTAAAACTTTTACAAAAGCAATTAGATTTGCAAATATTATTACAAATGTTCTTGATTGTGATAGACAGAATTGTCCAGAAAATACTGTATATTCTCCCAAAAGTGGACTTAGGAAGGCAGTCGAAGATGATTTTCAAGGTATTATCGATAAGATGTCATTAAATTCTTTGATTAATCCACTTTTAGATAAATTAGATGATGCAATTCCAGCAACACCAGAAAAACCAGATTGTGATAATAATGTCTTAAAATGTGGCCCACCACGAGTTGAGTTTATTGGTGGAGATGGTCACGGTATAGATGCGAGTGCAGTTATCAATGCAGTTGGAAAAATAATTGGTGTTGCAATTAATGGTACAGGATTTGGATTTACAGAACCACCCTTACTTTCATTTGTTGATAGTTGTGAAAATGGTTTTGGTGCTGGAGGTTTTCCAGTTATGGGAAATGTTTCCCCATCATTAGATGAAAACGGTAATCAAATTTTAAATTCTAATGGTGATCCAGTTTATATTCCTGACCCAAATGGCACTGAACTTGGTGTTGTTGGTGCTGTGATTACAAATTCTGGTCAAGGATATTTACCGAACACAGTTGAAACAACCCGTGATCAGGATGGAAATTTAACAGAAAAGGAAGTTACACCAGATCCAAATCAAAACTATGATGGGGTGGTTTCCTACGTGACCACTTTAGAGGATGTTATTGTTGAAAATACAGGATTTGGATATGAAGATACAGACACTCTTACAGTTGAAGGTGGAATTGCAATCGTAGATTCGCCAAGTTCTACAGTTGGTGGATTAGGTGATGATGTAATAGGAGCTGGTGATGTTACAGGTGATATTGTGACTGGCGTTGGTGCTGGCGGTGTTGGTGCTGGTGGTATTGGCGTTGGTGGCGTTGGTGTTGGCGCTGGTGGCGTTGGTGCTGGTGGCGTTGGTGTTGGTGGAGTTGGTGCTGGTGGCGTTGGAACTGGCGTTGGTGTCGATGGTACAAGACCAACTTTAGGTCAAGCAGAAGTTGAATTAACAATTAGAGATGGCCTTATAATCGATGCAAACGTTGTAAACTCTGGATTTGGATTTACAGATCTTCCAGATTTAGTAATAAATAGTGACACTGGTGCTGGTGCAAAATTAAAACCAGTTCTTAAATTCACTAAGGTTGATGATGCATCTAGATCAGCTGATACAAATACTCCTTTCAACAGGAATCTACCTCAAGATGCTGTTATAACAGTAATTAGTTGTATTACAAAATAAAATGTCAGAAAGTTTTAAAGCACCTAACGATAAAAAAAACATGAATCGGGAGGCCTTTGACCGATACGTTATCCAAGATGGTCAAAGTAGTATTCATGGTGACACAAATTATGAAATCCAAACTCAAGAAGGTCAATCTTTTGCTTTCTACGCTGATAAGGGAGAAAATAGAACGGCGGGCGGAACTGGAACTCCTAAATCAGTTTTATATACTCAAGGTTGTTCAGATGAGTGTCTTGGAGAGGGAATAAAAGTCAGAAAGGCTGGTGATATCACACCCATGTATGCTAAAAAAATATTATGCAAAAGGGGTGATATGCTTATTGATTGTTTAAATGGTGACGTAACAATTCGAGCAAGAAATATTAATCTTCATGCAAATGGTGGTGGCCAAGATGGTCAACTAATGATGGAGGCTTGCAAACTCGCACAGATTAGTGCTCCTGATGTCCGAGTTCAAGCTGAAAAAATATTAATAAGTGCAACTAATAGTGCAAATATAATTAGTAAAGGTTTCTTCCAACTTAAATATGGATTTGCAATCGCCGCTGCTGACGCTGACATGAAATTTGGTGTGATGTCAGAGATTTTAAAACAAGCAACCACGATTAGACCACCTATATCAGAATAAAATGCATATTGTAAAGACACAAACAGATAAACTCATTGTAGGAACAAACGATGTTTCTTATATTGAACCTGACATATCTCCCACTGGAACTGCCATCCTAAATGGCCCTGTTTACATTGGAGATACCGTTGCATCACCAAATTATGATGCAAACCTAAATGTTGCTTCAAATGCTGCAACACAAAATTCACTTGATGCTCAACCAGCATATCAATCAAATCTTGCGATTAAAACTGATGGTGATGTAAAGATAGATGGTGATGGAAAAACTTCTTTTTCTTTAGAAGTAACAGGTGGTGAGGTTCATTTCACTAATGATCTAATATGTGATGCCATTTCTCCTAGTAGTTTAGCAGCTAGATTTGGAGTTGCAGATAGTAGACCAAAACCATTTGACATAGAACATCCAACAAAGGGTGAGGGTCATCGTCTTCGTTATGCTTGCATTGAAGGCCCCGAAGTTGGAGTTTATTATCGTGGCAGACTTAAAGGTAAAAATATTATTGAATTGCCAAATTATTGGAAAGATCTTGTCCATGAGGATAGTATCACAGTTCAATTACAACCAATTGGCAAGAATCAAAATCTTGTGATCGAGAGTTTTAACAGTGCGTATGTAGTGATTGAACTTGGTTCAAATCAAGATTTTTTAACTGGTGAAATACTAATTGATTGTTTTTACCACGTATATGCTGAAAGAAAAGATGTTAATCCACTCATAACTGAATATGAAGGTAATGATTGTTTTGATTATCCTGATCCAAATTATAAACCTGGCGTTATAAATCCACGATATGATGATCCTAAGTTTTCAGGCCCACCCAACACAATCACAAGTTGATAAATAAAACAGAAGAAAATTTGTACATAGCCCAATAAGATGCCTCTTTCAAGACTGGAGAATTTTCTAAAGAATATTCAAGGTAATGTTATCTATGTTGACCCCAATGAATTGGATGCGACTGATAGTATTGAGAATCAA